TTGTCGGTGGATAATGATGATGCTGGGAATGCCGTTGCTGATCGTATGGCTAAACTATTTCCTAATAAAGTATATCGGGTTCCCCATGACAAATACAAAGATGCTAACGAGTTCTTACAGAAAGGCGCACAAGCAGAATTTAAGGCAGCATGGTGGAATGCACGAAAACACACACCAGAAAACATCCTGAATACTACAGAACAGTTTCTGTCGTTATATCATGATACCCCAGAGCATGTTTATGCAGAGACTGGTATTCAAGCATTAGACGACAAGATCTTAGGTCTTATGCAGGGTCACTTCACTGTGTTCAAGGCACCTACAGGTATTGGTAAGACAGAACTGATGCGGTATCTTGAGTATCAGATGCTATTGCAAGGAATACCTATTGCTGCGTGGCACCTAGAAGAGACTAAACTACGATCTCTTCTTGGTTTGGTGTCGTATCATTTAAACGACAACCTGACACGTAGGGATTTAATTGACTTGAAAGGACGAGAGGCTGATGTTGTAGAGGCAATTAGAGACCTAACCAAAGATGAAAACTTCTACCAGTTTTTCTTGGGTGATGGTCAAGGTGCTGAGGAATTGATCGACCAGATCCGTTTCTTTAGTCAAGCCTGTGGGTGTAAGTTTGTGTTCTTTGAGCCTATCCAAGATGTAATCTCAGGATCATCTGAGGAAAGCAAAGAGCAACAGTTGGCTGATCTATCAGTGCGCCTGTCTAAACTTGCTGCAGAATTAAACGTAGGTATTGTTTCTATTGGTCACACCAATGAAAATGGTGACTTTAAGTATTGTAAGATGATTGGTCAACGTGCATCAGTTATCATCGACCTGTACCGTGACAAAGAGGCACAAGACCTAGCAGAACGAAATACAACGTATCTTAAGATTGAAAAGAACCGACCATCGTCTGAGGAAGGTCACGCAGGTAAGATGCGGTTCAACTATGATACGTTCACATTACGAGAGGTAATCTAAATGAAACAGTGTAATAAGTGCAATGAAACTCTAACTCTTGATAACTTCAATAAGCATCCTTATAATAAGGACCGCCTTTTCAATGTTTGTAAGGTTTGTTACAGTAAAGGTGAAAATCTAAAAATTAAACTTAAACTTGGTTTCTCTATGTATAAACCTGATAGTTGCGAGTGTTGCGGTAATAGCGATGTAAAATTAGACTTGGATCATTGCCATGATACTGGCATGTTTAGGGGGTTTATTTGTAGATCCTGCAATAAAATTATTGCCATAAATGGTGATACATACGAATCTCTTGTAGATTCAAATGTAGACCAGTTATATCTGGATTATCTACACCTTGCTAACTACAGAATGGGTAAAATTGTATAATGCCAGTATTTGACATCGAAACAGACGGTCTACTAGACGAAATGACCAAGATCCATGTGTTGTCGTGGATGGGTGATGATGGTAATGTACAGCACACACATGATTATGTGGCAATGCGTATCTTCTTTGAAGAGGCACCAGTGTTGATTGGTCACAACATCATTAGGTTTGACATCCCCGCAGTGGAAAAGATCCTTGGTATTGAGGTGAAGGTCCGTCTGATCGACACTTTAGCCTTGTCGTGGTATCTAAATCATGACCGTTTACGTCATGGTCTTGAGGGCTACGGAGAGGACTATGGAGTGCCTAAACCTGTCATTAAGGACTGGAACACTCTGACACCCGAAGAGTATGCTCACCGCTGCAACGAGGACGTTAAGATCAACACACGCCTGTATCGTGACTTGGACATTAAGCTGAACAAGTTGTATCAAGACGACGAAGAGAAAAACAGGTTCGTAGATTATCTTATGTTCAAAATGGACTGCGCCAGAGAACAAGAGACCCTACGATGGAAATTAGATGTCGAGAAGGCTAAGAGTCACTTAGAAGAATGGGAAAGGTTGAAAGATGAAAAGATGGAAGCCTTGGCTGATGCTATGCCAAAACGTGTACTTACTACAACCAGAAACAAACCCAAAGTCATGTACAAAAAGGATGGTACACTTTCTAGTCACGGCGAGAAATGGGTGGAGTTATGCAAACAAGAAAGACAACCACTTTCATCATTATCTCTCGTGGTCAAGTCAGGGGAAGAACGAGCAAATCCTAATAGTGTGGAACAGGTCAAAGATTGGCTCTTTTCTCTGGGTTGGAAACCTCGAACCTTCAAATACATGAGGGATAAGGTAACAGGTGATGAACGAAAACTGGAACAAGTACGCAAGGACGGAGAACTCTGCCCATCCGTTAAAGAGTTGGTTAATAAAGAACCAAGTATTAGTCTTCTTGATGGGCTGTCTGTTCTTACACACCGTATTGGTGTTCTCCGATCAATGGTTGAAGCAGAAGACAATGGATACGTGCAAGCAACTATTGCAGGGTTCACTAACACCCTCCGCTTTCGTCACGCCAAACCATTGGTCAACTTGCCATCAGTTGATAAACCCTACGGAAAAGAAATCCGAGGATGTCTGACAACACCAGAGGGTTACACATTGTGTGGTGCTGATATGACATCACTAGAGGATACGACAAAACGTCACTACATGAAACCACTAGACCCTGATTATGTTACAGAGATGTCTAAGGAAGGGTTTGACCCACACCTTGACCTTGCCAAACACGCAGGTGTCATCACACAAGAGGACATCGACAAGCATAACTCAGGTGAACTTAGCCTCAAAGCACTACGCAAGAACTACAAGGTGGTTAACTACAGTGCCACATATGGCGTAGGAGCCGCTAAACTGGCCCGTGAGACGGGTATGACTAAGAATGAGGCCCAGACACTGCTAGACGCATTCTGGTCACGTAACTGGTCAGTACAGAAGGTGGCAGAGGGTTTACGTGTACGTGAATTGTTTGGCTCTATGTGGTTGCAGAACCCTGTGTCTAAGTTTTGGTATAGCCTACGGTCAGACAAAGATCGTTTCTCTACACTGAACCAAGGTACTGGTGTTTTCTGTTTCGACAGTTGGGTCAAAGAATGTCGTAAGATGGGGATACAAACCATAGGCCAGTTTCACGACGAGATTATTGCCCTAGCAGAGGAAGGTGAAGAAGATGTCGTAGAGAATAAAATGCTGTTAGCAATCAATATCCTAAACGACACCCTACAACTTAATGTAGACCTTGGTATTGATGCACAATTCGGTAAGACATACGCAGACGTACATTAGTGAAATAATTTTGCTAAAGTATGTTACAAACCCTGAAAAAAGTAGATATATATACATACCAGCCACAACAAAAGGATACCCGACATGGCTAAATACACAATGGAAATGGTTCTAGAATACGCAAAGGTCTTTGAGCAAAATGCTGATATGGGCGACGCTGAAAGTAGCCAAAAGTGGTTGCGTGATCTAGCAAAGAAAGGTGGACAGGCAGTCGTAAATGCTTACTTCACAAGTCAAGAACAGATCGACACACTGGTAGGTGAAGGTTTTGAACGTATAGCCCTGAACCCTAACACAGGGCAAGAAGTTGATCGTATCAAGACAACAGATAAACCCTTTGGGATTGGTCAATACTTACAACTCAAACGTCTTATTAGTGACATTAAAGAGGTCAAAGACCGTAAGACAGGCCAGTTTGTTGAGGTTGACTATGGTGGGCTACCTACAGTCGTTGACCTAACAGAGGGTCGTGAGAACAAACGTCTGTGGGACTACGAAGCGAATGGCCCATTGGGTAATGGTACACGAGCTTTGGTTCAGTTTGAGATCTATAATGGCCGAACTGTACGTCTGTTGAATATTGGTGTGTTGGAGCATGTGGCTTATGAAGAAAGTCAAGGTAGCGAAGACGATGAACTGTTTAAGGTGGCATAATGAATATTGATCTAGAAGCCTATATGGACAAGGAACAAGATGGTTACGATGGTTCTCTTCGTATGTCTCGTCAGGAGATTAGCGACATCTACCAACTTGCGAACTTGTTTCAAGAATTTGCTGTCGCTGCAGGATTTACCTACATTAAAGCTGTAGGTTTTGAAAAGGACGACGAAAGCATCGTTTGGAGTGACTTCTAGTATGAATGGAAAAGTGCTGATCGACGGTGACATAATTGCCTATAGAGCAGCCTTTTCTACCCAAGACTTAATGCCCAAGGATGCAACGGATAAGGTGGAAGAGCTACTCCAATACATCCTTGAGCAGACAGTTTTGTTTCCAGAGCCAGATGACTATCAGGTTTATCTGACAGGTTCAGGGAATTTCAGGTACGACATAGCAAAGTCGCATGAATACAAGGGCAACCGAAAGAAAACAGACAAGCCAACACATCTACCGCATGTACGACAGTATTTGATGGACAACCACAACGCTATTATGAGTAATGGTGAAGAGGCTGACGATCTTATAGCAATAGAGGCAACCCGACTTGGGCCTGATACCATTGTCGCTTCTATTGACAAAGACATGCTGCAGATACCTTGTCGTCACTTTAACTTCAATAAGAACCTTTGGACTGAGGTTGACGAGTGGGAAGGTCTTAAATTCTTTTATAAGCAAATCCTGATGGGTGATGCAGCAGATAACATCGTTGGTTTATATAAAGTAGGCCCAGTTAGGGCTGATAAGATGTTGGATGGTGCAAAAACTGAACAGGAAATGTATGACAGATGCGTCGCTGCATATAGCAATGACGAAGATCGTGTCATAGAGAACGCAAGACTACTTTGGCTACGAAGGCAAGAGGACGAACTATGGCAACCACCAAATATGCGATAAAGCATGGCTACCGATCAGGTCTAGAGGACAATATATCCCAAGACCTTAAGGAACGTGGTGTCAAGTTTGAATACGAAACCTTCAAGATTAAATATGAGGTACAGGAAAATAGGACATATACACCCGACTTTATCCTTCCCAATGGCATCATTATTGAGTCCAAGGGGAGGTTCACCACCACAGACAGGAAAAAGCACCTATTAGTAAAGAAACAACATCCAGATCTTGACATCAGGTTTGTTTTCTCTAATTCTAAGGGTAAGCTGTATAAGGGATCAAAGACAACTTATGCAGACTGGTGCGAAAAGCATGGTTTTATGTATGCAGATAAAAGGATACCTGACGAATGGGTAATTTAAACTTTAAAGTTCACCGTGTCTTAGATGACCCCCGTGAGGATGAACAAGGGACATGGTGGTTATTGTGTTACATCGAAGACGTAGACGACCAAGAAATGTTTGACGATGAATTGCCTTTCAATGATCTGGACTCTGCATACAAATTCAAACGTCACTTTGAAACCTCAATAGATCCTATTGTATTGAGTTTTGAGGTTGAAGAGGCTTTTAAGGGGCATTGAATGGGGAAACGGTCAGACTTTACTAGGGTGGCAAGAGACTACTACCCGACACCTATAGAGGCTGTAATCCCCTTAATAGACCATCTCCCACAGGGTAAATTCGACTATGTTGAACCTTGTGCAGGAGATGGTCGTCTTATCAGACACATTACGGAACTTACTGACGGTCATGGTGATTGTATATACGCATGTGATATAGAGCCACAACACCCTGACATTGTACAGCATGATGGCCTTGATTTAGACTTTGGTGGTTATGAGGTGATGGACTACTGCATAACTAACCCACCGTGGGAACGTAAGTTCTTACATCAATTTATAGAAACATGGTTGGACATCTGCCCAACTTGGTTGTTGTTTGATGCAGATTGGATGCACACTAAACAGTCAGCCGTACTGATGACCTACTGCACTAAGATAGTGAGTGTAGGCAGAGTTAAGTGGATCGAAGGGTCTAAGAATACAGGTAAGGATAATTGTTGTTGGTATCTGTTTGATAAAAACGACATGAGTGCCACACAGTTTTATGGAAGGTTGATATGATGATTAACGAGACAGACTTAGAAGCGTGGGAATACTACAACGAGGTCTACAAGAACAAGGCTATGAGCCTTAATGAATACCAGAAGATGGCAGCTAAGACAGCAATCTACAAGTCTACACATGCTGTCCTGTACCCTGCCCTTGGATTAGCAGGTGAGGCAGGGGAAGTAGCAAACAAGATTAAGAAGATGCTACGGGATGACGACTTTGATCGTGCTGCTATTGCTGCAGAGATTGGTGATGTCTTGTGGTATATTGCTGCACTGTCTCGTGACCTTAATATTGACCTGCATGATGTTGCAATGCAGAACCTAGAGAAATTATACGGACGTAAATCACGAGGGACACTCGGTGGAAATGGAGACAAACGATGATTATTAAAGGCCCACAGTGGATATGGCGATTTCTAAAGTACATTAATACTTGGCGGTCTCACCGTAGGGTTATCAAAGAGCTTAACATGCTTAGTGACCTAGAACTTCGTGACATTGGTATTAACCGTTGTGACATTGACCGACTGGTCTGGATGAAAGATGACTTGGAAAAACGAGGATCAAATGTCAAATAATTACCTACCAACAGACTACCAATCATTCATTCACACATCACGTTATGCACGTTGGTTAGATAAAGAAGGTCGTCGTGAGAGTTGGTCAGAGACAGTTCAACGGTACATGGATAATGTAGTACGACCAAAGCTAGGTTCTGACACTTACGTTAAGGGTATCGAAGATGCCATCTTGAACTTAGAAGTTATGCCATCTATGCGATCCGTTATGACTGCAGGTCCAGCCTTGGAACGTGACAATACGGCAGGTTATAACTGTTCTTATCTTCCAGTGGATGACCCTAAGTCATTTGACGAGGCTATGTTCATCCTGTTGTGTGGTACTGGTGTTGGGTTCTCTGTTGAACGTCAGTTTGTATCTAAACTGCCAGAGATTCCTACACTGTTCAAGAGTGATACAACAGTTGTGGTTAAGGATAGCAAAGAAGGTTGGGCTAAGGCACTACGACAAGTAATTGCTTTGTTGTATAGTGGTGAGATCCCTAAGTGGGACACCTCTGCTGTACGTCCTGCAGGTGCTAGACTGAAGACTTTTGGTGGTCGTGCTAGTGGCCCTGCACCTCTGATTGACTTGTTTAACTTTGTCACCCGTATCTTCGCAGAAGCCCAAGGCCGTAAGTTGTCATCTATCGAATGTCACGACATCATGTGTAAGATTGGTGAAGTTGTGGTTGTAGGTGGTGTTCGTCGTTCAGCTATGATTAGTTTGTCTAATTTGTCTGATGATCGTATGCGTCATGCTAAGTCAGGAGACTGGTGGACAAACAATCCACAACGTGCATTGGCTAACAACTCTGTAAGCTACACCGAGAAACCAGATAGTTTGTCGTTTATGCGTGAGTGGATGGCACTGGTGGAATCAGGCTCAGGTGAACGTGGCATCTTTAACCGTCAAGCCTCTATCAAACAAGCATCTAAGAATGGACGACGTGATGCATCCTATGAATTTGGAACGAACCCTTGCAGCGAAATTATCCTCAGACCGTACCAGTTCTGCAACCTCACAGAAGTCGTTGTCCGTGCTACAGACAATATTGAGGATCTGGAACGGAAAGTTCGATTGGCTACAATACTTGGAACTATACAGTCTACATACACCAAGTTCCCTTATCTGCGAAAGGTGTGGCAACGAAATACAGAAGAAGAACGATTGCTCGGTGTGTCTCTCACGGGGATAATGGATAACTCACTCTTGACCACAAAGAATGCGGGTCTGGATAAAACACTAGAAAGGTTAAAAGATGTTGCTGTTTCTACTAATAATGAATGGTCTGAGCGCCTCGGTATCCCTGTTGCTGCTGCTATCACTTGTGTCAAACCTAGTGGCACTGTCTCCCAACTTGTTGACTCTGCTAGTGGGATACACGCTCGTCACAGCCCTTATTACATTCGTACTGTCCGTGGCGACAATAAAGATCCGTTAACACAGTTTATGAAGGATCAGGGTATCCCTAGTGAACCAGATGTGTTTAAGCCAGATCAAACGACAGTGTTCTCGTTCCCAATTAAGGCACCAGACAAAGCTGTAGTTACATCTGACTTAAGTGCTATTGACCAGTTGGAGATGTGGCTGATGTATCAACGTCATTGGTGTGAGCATAAGCCATCCGTGACAATTAACGTCAAGGCTAACGAGTGGTTTGAGGTAGGTGCATTTGTGTATGAACACTTCGACGAGATGTCTGGTGTATCATTCCTGCCCTATAACGAACATACTTATCAACAGGCACCCTATCAAGAGGTTGGTAAGTCAGAATACGAAGAGCTTCTATCGTTCATGCCAAAGTCTATTGATTGGTCTAAGCTGTCAGAGTATGAGAAAGAAGACAACACATCAGGTAGCCAAACACTTGCGTGTTCTGGAGACTCATGCGAAATCGTAGACCTAACGTAGGTTCTCAAAAGTCGCCCTGTGTAAAGGTCTGTCGTATTGATGACGATGGCTTTTGCATAGGGTGCAAGAGAACTCTTGACGAGATACGAGATTGGATGATAATGTCTGATTATGAACAGGGTAAATTATTGCACGAGTTGAAGTGGAGACAACATGTGGGTAGTAATAACTAGGGATCAGTGCAACTTCTGTGACACTGCTAAGGCATTACTAAAAGGAAAGGGATACTCTTATACAGAATACAATGTACAATCACCAAGTAGCAAATGGGTGCTATCTTTATTAAAGCAAGCAAATATAAAGACTGTACCACAAATCTTTAACCCGAACGGTACTCATATTGGTGGGTATACAGAATTGAAGGAGTGTCTCATTGAAGGGTGTCCGAAAGAGTTTTAATCGTGCTTTGTATGAGGCATACGACGAGAAGGCCAAGAATGCATTAGTGTCGTTCTTAAAGAACAAGGATCACACTATTGTGAATACCGAAGAGAATTACTATGTAGATGTTATCTCACAAAAGCATGGTTATACCTACTTCAATGAGGCAGAGGTCAAAGTTGCATGGGATGGTGACTGGCCTGAGCATTGGACTGAGATCCGCATCCCCGCAAGGAAACAACGTCTACTAGATAAATATGAAGGTACTAATGGTGTTCTTAACTTTTATGTGTTTCGTAAAGATCTTAAGCAAGCGTGGCGTATTAAGGACACACTCTTGACTGAGGAAAGTCTTAAAGAAGCTAGGGGACGAAATATCCGTAAGGGTGAATTATTCTTTCATATCCCATTCACGAAAGCAGAACTGGTTACTTTAGATGGATGACTTCCCTGAAAAGCCAACAAGAAGTAGACGTAAAACAAACTATAAGGGGGCTAATGCCAAGGCAACGTCTGGTTTAACCCCCAAGACGGACAAACAGAAAGAGCTACTAGATGCACTCAAGAGTTATCAGCAAGTCTTTATCCTTGGTCCTGCAGGGACAGGTAAAACCTACGTTACAGCAACCTATGCTGCAGACCTATACACCACCAAGGAAATAGACAAGATCGTCATCACAAGACCTCATGTGGCTGTCGGTAAAGAGTTAGGGTTTCTCAAGGGTGATCTAGAAGAAAAGACTAAACCTTGGGCATTACCTGTTATAGACGTATTGGAGAAACACCTTGGCAAGGGGGCAGTGGAAACAGGGATCAAGAATGGCAACATTGAAATGGCACCTCTGGCACTTATGCGTGGGCGTAGCTTCGATAATGCCTTCATAATTGTCGATGAAACACAGAACATTACAACGCATGAACTTAAGATGCTCTTGACCCGTGTAGGGGAAGGGACGACAATCGTACTCAATGGTGATGTACAGCAATCAGACCTTAAAGAAGCAGACGGATTATCTAAGGTTATCCATCTAGCTAAGAAGCATATGATGTCTGTACCTATTATTGAGTTTAGTGTAGACGACATCATCAGATCTGACATATGTGCTATGTGGGTCAAGATATTTATGAAAGAGGGACTATGACAGATAATGTAAATCAACCCGCACACTACGGACAAGGTGCTATTGAATGTATTGAGTACATCAAAGACTTTCTTAACGACGAGGAATTGATTGGGTACTACCGAGGGAATGTAGCAAAATACCTACACCGATGGCGTTATAAGAATGGTGTCGAGGACCTCAAGAAAGCCCGATGGTATCTAGAAGCACTTATCCAACAGCAGGAACGCAAATGACCCTATACGAAGGAATAATCATAGTTAACCTAATCATTACAGCCTTCCTAGCTTACAAGTATGGACAATTAAAATCTGAGATAGAGGTGTTGTATGAAGGCGTAGCTATGACAATGGCCCATACTGGTATGACACAGGCTGAAGAAGACTAGACGAAGTGTATTAGCACAAACACAAAAAGACCCCTGAGTCCACTTAAGGATTCAGGGGTTTAGTTTATTTAGAGTATGGTTATTATTGTTTACGTCTAAACAGAGACATTATACCTCTGCCTATCTCTGAGGGACTAGGAGCAAGCCACCCAAGTATCAATAATATTAATAGTAAAGGATCTATCTCAGAAATGTTTGTAGTGCTGTTATCTTGCTCTATGCTCTCTACAGGGCCTTCTGGATTAAGCACAGGTCTTACACTACGGTCAACATTTGTTGTCACACCTTGGTAGTTTTCTTTACCAACTTGAGTATTAGCAGCAACATTAGGACCACCCCCGCCCAGTAGAAATGAGGGTATCTGACTACAACTACTTATCAGGGTTATTAGTAGTATGGTTGACAGTATTCGCATTTTTACCATTTACATATATCCCAAAGAAACCTGCACCTGCACCTACAATAACAGATACAAAACCTGCTTGTGCATTGGTAGGATCTGGTAAAGCCATAAACCATGTTGTCGTTTTATAGAATGCAAATCCATACAATGTTATAATCATGCGTGGCCATATGCGCCACTTATCCAACCACTCTGGTGTTATAGACATTTTCAGCTATCCTTCTATTTGTAGTAATAATAAGTATCTTACCGTTCTTATCATAAACGTAATACTTATTACCAATCTTTTCCATTACTTTGTACTAATCCATATAAAGAATGCTAAAGCACCTATACCAGATAACAGAAGTAAGATTGATATAGCCCAAGTAATAATAGCCTCTTGGATCTCAGCCTTACGGTACTCGTGATCTCTCTTTTGTTTACGGATCTTAGCTTCAGTCCGTACCAGTTCTTCCCAAGCGGGTGGACCATATACAAAGCTGATGTGTTGTCTTAGTTCCTCACGCATAGCATCTGCCTTACGCTTGGCATTCCAAACCTCTAGAGCTTCTGCCTCTACAGAACCACCAAGAGATTTCCACCACGGTGGGTTGTTTACCCTCTTCTCAGCTTGACCTAAGTCTGACATGGCACTAGCCCATTGGGATAATTGACCATGCATATCTTGTAGATCACGACCTACCTGAATACCCTTTTTGATAGCATTAAATGCTACAGTGGCACCAGAGATAATTGTAATAGGGTCCATTATCTTTCTCGCAGCGCATGTTCTATACTGTCGAGCTTGTTAAAGATTGCTTTAATGGTTTCTTTCATCTCTTTCATTTCCCTGTCGTAGGAAACTCTAGAGCTTTCTAGTTGAGATTTAAGTACAGCTATTTCCGTTTCATGTTTATTGGCTCTAGAAAATAGATGCCACACTACGATTATGACAGGTGCTACTAACCACTGCATTATAATGTCTATCATCTCGTACATACTTATACTAACTCAAAATGTGGTGCATCAATAAAGGGACGTTTCCCTTGGCTACGACGAAGGTCTATATACTCATTCATTAGATCTTCTGCTGTACCATTCCAATCATTCAAGTTCTTATGCCATGCAGCACCCCAGCGAATGGTCACACCTAATTCTTTAGCAGCCTTAAGCATTGCATCAGCTATCTCGTCGTATAGGTTTAGTTCCCAACGAATGCCATCACAGTACGCTGCTAAGTCTACAGCATTACCCTCAAGATGCTTTGATTTCATAGTCTGAGATGCACCTTTAGCTACAAGAGCCTCTTGTTCTTTGACAGTTCGTAGACCACAGATCACAGAGAAGTCCTGCTTAGATAATTCAATAGCACGAGAAACAACCGCCACTAAGTCTGGGTTTACACCCTCTAGTTTCTGTAAACTACGTGTACCAAGTTTATAACTCATTTCTTAGTCCTTTTATTTTATATTAGTTCAATCTAGAGGTTTCGGCCAAAAACTTTTTCATCTGTCGGGTTCCTTGTTTATAGAGATTGCGGTAGCAGATACTACGCCACTGATCCATATATTGTTCCGTTGTTCGTCAATGATGCAAGGGCTGTTCCACTAATAGCTGCGCCCCCAGCACCACCGCCACTAGCCGCAGCACCCCAGCCACCGCCACCGCCGCCAGCGTTACCTTGACCATAAGCACCAGTATTACCACCAGAGCCCCCATTACCACCTGTTGAGTTTTCACTATTAGATCCCCAACCAACAGTACCAGACCCACCTACACCAGGGAGTATGCGGCCACCGCCTCCACCACCTTCAGCATCGTGAGCTCCAGAGCCAGTAGCAGAAAACCCACCACCGCCTCCACCTGCACCACCACCAGCGGCACCAGTCACAAACCCGTTGTCTCCTGCGTTTCCACCAGCCTGACCGACTGCACCACCTGAACCGCCTGTTGTTGTTCTTGGTGCCCAACCATTTGACCCATTACCACCGCCAGCACCGCCGCCGCCGCCACCGCCACTGCTTCGGCCACCGCCGCCACCGCCAGCAATGAACGCCCCAGAAGCATTTACAAGAGTAACCCCAGTCGCACTATTAACTATAGCAGGTCCGCCATTGTTCCCACCACCGTTCCCACCACGTCCTATAATGTACCCATTATTCTCAATAGCAAGTAAACCACTTAACGAACTAGAGATCGTCAATCCACCAACCGAGGTATTATCAGACCACAAATAAACCCCACTAACTACAGTCAGCTTAACAGGATCAATACCATTCCAACCCTGTGTAATGGCGTAGTTGTATATGTTTAATTCTTTGTAGTTGGATGACATTACAACATTGAAGTAGGTTACAGCATTATAGAAGTCCTCTAGGTCAATCAAACCACTTGTGGGAACATTCTCGTTAAATGAGATAGTGTAATTCCCACCACGATAATACTCAGACAGGCTGATTGGGTTTTCACCGCCTAACTCAGCCTGAATTTGTGCCAAAGAGATTGGGCCTGATCCTTGTAATGGCATTAGATTATTCCGTAGGCTGTAACGTTTCCAACAACAGTTAGGTCACCAGAAGACGACAACTTCATTTTGTTTGACCCACTATAACTGAAAATTAGGTCATTACCAGAATGTTGTATTTCCCAGTCTCCAACCATCGGGTGGAAGTCGCTATTTGCGTCATCCATGCGACCAATAACAATCCATGCAGAGTTTGCAGCATTACGGATTTTAAGCTGGTCGTTTGTCGTGTCAAACCAAAGCATATAAGCTACTGCTGAGATTGCAGTGTCAGTAGCCCCAGAATGAAGTGTCTTCAGGGCAGCAAGGGAATTGTTAATCTTCCCCTTAGCTGCTACTGCTGTTTCTGTTCCGATAATTGTTGAGTAGTCTTGTGACATTAGTATGATACCTCGGCGTAT